AGCCAGACGCCGCGGATCCGCGTGGAGCCGCCGCGCAGCAGCACGGACGGCGAAGGCGCTGCCATGCTCATGTCCGCCTACGGCGTCCCCCTGGACCCCTGGCAGCGCATGATCATCGACTGCTGGCTGGGCCGGGACGAGACCGGCGCCTATTCCGTCACAAGCGCGGGCCTGGCCGTGCCCAGGCAAAACGGGAAGAACGTCTGCCTGGAGGCCATCGAGCTCTTCGGCATCCTCGTGAAGGGCGAGCAGATCCTTCACACGGCCCACCAGGTGGTGACCGCAAAAAAGAGCTTCCGCCGGCTGGAGGCCGTTTTCACCGACCGCCGGCATCCGGAGATCTATGCGCAGGTGCGTGATATCCGCTACACCAACGGCGAGGAGGCCATCTACCTCACCAACGGCGGCGGCATCGAATACTCCACCCGCAGCCGGCAGCGGGCCCGCGGCTTCGACGGCGTTTCGCGCGTCGTCTTTGACGAGGCCCAGGAGCTGACAGACGACCAGGTGGACAGCATCATGGCCACGCTGGCGGCCAGCACCACCGGCACGCGGCAGCTCATTTACACCGGGACCCCTCCCTACCCCGGAGCCCCGGGCACAGTCTTCCGCCGGCGGCGCGCTTCCTGCCTGGAAGACCCCGGCGCGCATGACGCCTGGCACGAATGGAGTATTGACGCGGCCAGCGTGGACGCCATCAAGCTGGACGACGTGGCGCTCTGGTATGCAGCAAATCCAGCCCTTGGCATCCGCCTCACGGAAGCCTTTACGGCGGAGGAGCTGAGCACCCAAAGCCCGGACGGATTCGCCCGGGAGCGGCTCGGCTGGTGGAGTCCGATCCTGACACAGGAGGCAGACTACGCCATCCAGGCGGAGGCCTGGGACGCCTGCCGCAGCGAGGCGCCGAAGCCGGAGGGCAAAACGGCCTACGGCGTGAAATTCAGCGCCGACGGCTCGGAAGTCTGCCTTTGCGGCGCGGTCATTCCAAAGGACGGCCCGGCGCGGGTCTCCATGATCGAGCGCCGGCCCACCGGCCGGGGCATCGCATGGCTTTCCGAGTGGATCAACGAGCGAAGTAAGGCGGCCAGCTGCGTCGTCATCGACGGACGCAACGGCGCCGACCTGCTTGTGGAGAATATCAAAGACACCTGGAGGGCAAAGGACGCGGTGATCCGGCCCAGTTCCAGGAACGTGATCGCCGCGGTCAGCACGCTCACCGACGCCATCAACCAGCGCACGGTGACATGGTACGCCGGCCAGCCGGCGCTGCGGGACAGCGCCGTCACAAGCACCAAGCGGCCCATCGGCGGCGGCTGGGGCTTCGGCGGCGAGAACAGCATTCCCATCGAGGCCGCGGCGCTGGCCCTCTGGGGCGCGAAGACGAGCAAGCGGGACCCCACGCGGAAGATGCGAATCGGATAAGGAAGGAGTTTCGTATATGGCGCTGAAAATGGAACCGTCGAGCATAGGCGGGCTGACCAACTTGGAACGCGAGCAGCTGAAAGAGCTGTTGAAGGTTTACGACAACCACCAATCCAAAAACGCCGAGAAAAATAAGTATTACGAAGGCAATATAAGCCTGGACAACGTCAACCTCGGCATCGCCCTCCCCCAGGGGATGAAAAACCTGGAGATCGGCTGCGCCTGGGGCGCGAAGTGCGTGGACGTGCTGGCAGCCCGGTCGCAGTTCGACGGCTTTGTCAGCGTCCAGGGCGAGACAATCCCGGAGCTGGACCGGATCGTGGAGGGCAACGACCTCATTACGCAGTATATGCCCGCGACGCGGGACGAGCTGAAATTCGGCTGTACTTTTGCCACGCTTTCGGCGGACCCGGACGTGGGCTGCAAAATCCGCTTCCACTCGCCGCAGACGGCGGCGGGGCTCTGGAACGGCGCCAAGGGCCGAATCGACTGCGGCTTCGCCATCATCGACACGGCACCGGACGAGTACAAGGCCACGGAATGGGTTCCCTCTGTCGTCAACTTCTACACCGACGACGCCGTCATCGTCCTGACGCGCAGCGGGAGCAGCTGGGCGGCCACGCGATACGTGAACAAGATGCGCCGGCCTCTCATCGAGCCGCTGATCTGGAACGCTACCAGCGACAAGCCCTTCGGCAGGTCCCGCATCAAAGAGCCCATTCGGCGGCTGATCCAGGGCTATGTCCGGACCATCGCCAACGCCAGCATCGGACTGGAGTTTGCGACGAGCCCCCAGAAGTATCTGCTGGGCGTCACCGATGAGCAGTATGACGCGGTCATCAATCAAAAATTCAAACAGTACGTGGGCAGCATCCTGACGTCGACCACCAACCCGGAAACCGGCGAAAAGCCCAGCTTCGGCCAGCTCACCCAGGGCAATATCTCCCCTCATGTGGAAATGGTCCGAATCCTGGCCACGCAATTCTCCGCGGCGACGGGGCTGACCGTCACGGACACGGGCGTGGTCAGCGAGGCCAATCCCACCAGCTCCGACGCCATCCTGGCGCAGAGCCAGACGCTGGTGGCGGCAGCGGAGCAGCTGAACCGAGGCAACGGGAACAGCCTGCGGACCATCGCCCTCATGGCGCTGGCCGTGGCGCGCAACGCCACCCTGGACGAGCTGACTGAGGACGAGAAAAACATCATCGCCCACTTCAAAAACCCGGCCATGCCCAGCGTGGCCGTCACGGCGGACGCCGCCATCAAAATCGCCGGCGCCCGGCCCGCCTTTGCGCAGACGGACACCTTCCTGGAAATGATCGGCTTTAGTCAGGCGGATATCCGGCGGATCGACGCCCAGGAGGCTAGGATGCGCGGCACACAGCTGATCGAGGAAATGGGGCTCTGATATGCAGATATCCGCCAAGGCCTGGGACGCCTTCATCAAGAAGCTGCGGGCCGTCAACGAGGCGGCATCGCAAAAGATCCTCGACTATATGGAGAGAAACCCCGTCGTCACTCCGCTGGACCGGCAGGCGCTGATCCAGTACGCATACGCCATCGCGGTGCGATACGGCGAGGGCGCCTCGGCGCTTGCCTGCATCATGTATGACAGCATTGCCGAGGCCTCCGGCGTGATGCTTCCGGCGGCGCTGCCGGCGGCCACGCCCACCTTGGGCGAAGTGGCCAAGACTATCACCGGAACGCTGAAGACCGGGAACAACAACATCGTGGCCGACAGCATCGGGCGGCTGGTAAAGCGCACGGGCGTGGACACCACTATGAAAAACGCCCTGCGGGACGGCGCCGAATGGGCCTGGATCCCTTCCGGCGACACCTGCGCTTTCTGCATCACCCTGGCAAGCCGTGGGTGGCAGCGGGCCAGCCGAGAAGCCATCAAGGACGGGCATGCGGAGCATATCCACGCCAACTGCGATTGCACATACGCCATCCGCTTTGATAAGAAGACCGACGTGGCCGGTTATCACCCGGAAGAGTATCTCAGGATGTACGAAGAGGCAGAAGGCAGGACGCCGACGGAAAAGATCAACGCTATGCGGCGTGAGTTTTACGCCGAGAACGCCGACGAGATCAACGCTCAGAAGCGCAGCGCCTATGAAAAGAAAAAAGAGCGAGAAAGCTCTGCCGCGGAGGAAATCAAAGTATGAGCTCATACGACTACGGCAAGCCGGAAATCTGCGCATGGATCCGGATGCACTTCCCGCGCGACGCGACGATCCTGGACGTGGGCGCCTGCGACGGCAAGTGGCGGCGGCTGCTGCCGGAGTACCCGAACATGGACGGCGTGGAGGCATGGCCGCCCAACTTCCGCACGCTCCGCACGGACGGCTACCGCGATCTGTTTTTGGACGACATCCGGCGCTTCAAATTCGAGTATTACGATTTGGTGATCCTGGGCGACGTCATCGAGCACCTGACCGTCGAGGAGGCGCAAATGGTGCTGGCCTATGTGACGCCCCGCTGCCGGGACACGATCATTGCCGTGCCGTTCCTTTTCAAACAGGGAGACAAAGACGGAAACCCCTTCGAGATCCACATCCAGGACGACCTCACGCCGGAAA